ACATTTAGTTGAAGGCAATCACGACCGTGATAACTTAAAGTCACAGGAGTTTCGTGACTGTTTTGAGTCAATCCAGGTTTACAAAGAGTTAAAATACAACGGAAATCGCATTGTAATGATGCACTATCCTATTGAATCTTGGAATGAAAAACATAGCGGAAGTTTTATGCTACATGGACATTGTCACGGAAAGCCCACACAGACACCAGGGAGAATTATGGATGTGGGGGTTGACACAAATAATATGATGCCGTATAATATTGATGTTGTCTGCGAAAAACTGTCGAAAATCACTTACTAAGGAATAATCATGAATGTGTTTGATGAAATTCGTGCCGAGCTCAAAGCATTGACCAATCTTGAATTGATTGAAGTAGCACATGAATCATATGGACTTGATTGGGTGTCTGAGCATGATCCGATTGACATCATTCTGGATGCCTGTCTTTCTGTTGAACAAAAAAATCTGTTTGGATAAACACTATGTCTAAAATGTCTAATAAAAAATTTAATCAAATGTTTGAAGAACATGTAGTAGCCGACAGTTGGAGTCGCTTTGTCTCTGATTATCCTGTTCGATTTGCTCGATTACTATACAGATATCTATCGGAAAAAAATAATGGATTTAGTGTTATCCCACTCGGTACAGACAATTTGAATTACCGTTTTGAGGCTGATACCTATTCCTGGGCAGAATTTGTATTGCCAGTGAACCCTCCTACTGAACCCGATCGGCTGATTGAAGCTGCTATGATTCAGCTCGAACAAGCTCTTGAGCTATATTATGAAGAATGTAGACTGAAAAAAGAACAAGACGAAAAAAGATCTACAGCATTGGCTAAACTAACACTCGAAGAACGGCAATTACTTAAACTGTGACTTGTTGGAACGAAGGGGGAGTGGCAAGAGACCTGAACTGCGATTGTGCCTACTCTTAAACGACTATCTGAAGCGCCCTTTAGCAAAAATTCCGGTTGACAACAAAATTTAATTGTTATATAATTTAATCATTGCGTAAACAGAGGTTAACATGAATCAACGTGATCAAGACAATTTGAGCTTTTTGCTGTCGCTGAATTCCGATTCACTTCTTGCTTGGTACAATCAAGCATCCGAAGATGACATTCTTTATGCTCAGGAATTGCTGGATAACTACGAATTTCAGCTGAATTTGGAAGAAAATGGTGTTGCTTTTATGCAACAAAGTGTTTCTGTACACTAAAAACCACGGTTGACAAGCCTTTTTTATTGTCATATAATACTGGTATTGTAGTTAATCCACAAGGAAGCAAAGATGACTGCTCAAATCCGTGTACTTACTGGTACTTATCGTGGCAAAAGTGCTGCTGGTAAAGTTTTTGAATTGGTCGAACAGTTCAAAGTTACTGGTAAAAATTCTTTCGTTACTGTTAAGAATAACAATAATTTTCCTGGTATGCCCGAAGTCATTCGAGTGAACGTGTCAGGGTTGACCGATTACGAGTTTGTAAACGGAGATATGGTTCAATCCGATCTTCCTACCAAACCAGCTGCAGTGGCCGAAACTGACGAAGAAGCTATTACACGTATCCGTGAACGGTTTGAGATCCTTACAGAAATGACTAAGGCTGCAACCAACGGCGATATTCGTGCAATGATTGTATCCGGCCCTCCGGGTGTGGGTAAGAGTCATGGTGTTGAGCAAGAAATTGAAAAGGCTTGTCTGTTTGACAAAATTGCCGGCAAGCGTCTTCGTGCCGAAGTGGTTAAAGGTTCTGCTACTCCAATTGGCCTTTATCAGACTCTGTACAAGTATTCGGATGCCAATTGCGTAGTAGTGTTTGATGACTGCGACAGCATCTTGCTCGACGATGTTTCGTTGAACTTGCTTAAAGGTGCTCTCGACTCGGGCAAGAAGCGTAAAATTTCATGGCTGTCCGAATCTAGTACACTGCGTCGCGAAGGTATTCCCGATCAATTCGAATTCAAAGGTTCGGTAATTTTTATCACGAATCTTAAGTTCGACCAGATGAAATCGCAGAAGCTTCGCGATCATTTGGATGCACTGCAGAGCCGTTGTCACTACTTGGATCTGACTTTGGATACCATGCGTGACAAGTTTCTGCGTATCCGACAGATTGCTGGTGACGGGGAATTGTTTACTGGATATGACTTTGATAAACAATCCGAACAAGATATTTTGGATTTCATGTACGAGAAGCGCGACAATCTTCGCGAAATGAGCCTGCGTATGGCACTGAAGATTGCCGATCTTCGCAAAAGCTTTCCGCTCAAGTGGAAAGCCATGGCTCAAACTACTTGCATGAAAACAGCATAAGAATTTAATGTGGATTAACCATACCGGCTTCGGCCGGTATTTTTTTGACATTGTTAACTTTATATCTTATAATGATCTAATGCTTACTTACTTAGAAGACTTTATCGAATACATTGGTGGTATCAGAGATAGTAATGGAAAGCTGAACAACTTTCCTCTTGTTACTGTACGGTTGGCTAACTATGATGTAAATGTTATCAATAGTCTATCTATGCAAACATCAACCGGTCTTGCTCTAACTGATCGTCAATATCATTTAGCCGTTAAGGTTGTTACCAAATACAGAAAACAATTAGCAACGAAAGGTATCACACTTCCTGAAAATTTACCTTTACGTATGCCTATCAGAGTAGTTGATAGAAGTAGTTCTATAGTGCTGTCTGAGGATCGTAAGGAACTATATCTAAGGTTCCCTTACCAACCTAATCTTGTTGACTCACTAAGAGAATTTAGCCGTGTCAGTTGTGGCGAGGTTGAATTTGATTCATCAAAAAAACAATGGGTCATTGGCGCAAGTGTGCCAAATCTAATTTACATGATGAATTGGGCACGTGAACATCAATTTGAAATACATTTTGATAGTGATAGCCTATTAGAGTCATTGTACGAAGACTATCGTTTTCCAGTATTAAGACTAGATAGTGAACAGGAAAAATATGTTGTGGAGAACGATCCTGGTAGTTTCGATCTTGAACAATTAAATCAATTGTCGGATGTCATTACCGTTCTTGTAACTGCCGGGGTATGGCAAATAGCAGTTGACAACTCTGTGATCAAGTATGCTAAACAAAAAGGGTACTCAGATCAATGGATTCAGTGGAGCACAAAGCGTATGCTACACATCCGTCCTGACGAAGTTAAAATAGAAGAATTTTTTGAGTGGGTAAATACTACTGATCTTTGGCCCGTAATTTGGAATTCGCCTGACTTAAATGACATGGTCTATTTACAAAATGTTCTGGGTACGGATCGTGTAGTTAATTTAAACAGTCGTAAAGAATGGAATAAACGTAATCCTCAGAAGGAAAAGTTAGTCTTCTTTAGCCCTACCCTTACACAAAAACAAATTGACTTTGTGGGAATTTTAATTACACGGCAAAGTATTTTGTATAAGATTAAACATCATTGGACCCATAAATCAAACAAAATTGTCTATTGGGGAGATAAATTATTGAGTGAAGTTATAACATGACAACAGCTACACTGATTATTAGAGATGAAGTTAATGTAAAAATTATCGGATTAGATGCAGAAACTCGACGAGTTCTTAATAATAAATTTAAATTTGAAAAGCCCGGGTCAAGACATATACCAGCAGTACGACTAGGTAGATGGGATGGTAAGGTTTCCTTTTTTCAAATAGGGGGAAGTACCTTTATTAATCTTTTACCTGAAATTCTTCCTGTGCTTGATAATTATGGATATGATATCGACATAGATGATCAACGACCATATTCAACTGTATTTGATCTAGATCCAATCACAGAAGATTGGTTAAGCGACCATACATGGCCAATTGGACATCCAATGGCTGGTCAGCCTATACAATTAAGGGACTATCAAGTTTCTGCTATCAATCAATTCTTAGCTAATCCACAGTCTATACAATGTATAGCTACCGGTGCAGGAAAAAGTATTTTAACCGCGGTGCTTAGTAAAAAAGTTGATCCATACGGCAGAAGCATCTTAATTGTACCCAGTAAAAGTCTAGTAACACAGACCGAGGAAGATTATATCAATGTCGGATTAGATGTTGGTGTAGTGTATGGTGATCGAAAAGATTTACATAAACGTCATACAATTTGTACATGGCAAAGTCTAAATGCATTGCAAAAAGAAAAGCCCGAGGCTTTAGCTGATATTGTTGATGGAACTGTCTGTATCATTGTGGACGAATGTCATACTCTCAAAGCCGACAAATTAAAAGGATTGTTGACTGAAGTATTAGCTCATGTACCTATTAGGTGGGCAGTATCGGGTACTATACCTAAAGAAGAACATGATTGGAGATGTTTGCAAGTCAGTGTAGGCAATGTTATTAATCAGATCAGTGCAGCTGAATTACAGGAAAAAGGTGTGTTAGCCGACTGCAATGTAAATGTTTTACAGCTAAAAGATTATAAGGAATTTAGAAGTTACCAAGAGGAACTTAAATATCTATTGGAAACTAAAGACCGATTATCCTATATCGGAAACATGGTCAAAGAATTAGAAGGAAACACACTAGTTCTCATTGATCGTGTTGAGCCCGGTAAACAATTAGCCGAATTTATACCCGGTTCTACTTTTTTAAGTGGTAGTACTAAGGCTAAACAAAGAAAAGAACAATATGTTGAAGTTAACTTCAGTGATAATAAGGTTTTGGTGGCCACTTATGGTATTGCTGCAGTGGGTATCAATATTACTAAGTTACACAACTTAGTCTTAATTGAACCAGGAAAAAGTTTTGTACGGGTAATTCAAAGTATCGGGCGTGGATTACGAAAAGGGTTCGACAAAGATCATGTTGAGATTTGGGATATTACCAGTACATGTAAATTCAGCAAACGACATCTCACTAAGCGTAAACAATATTATGCTGAAGCAGACTATCCATATAGTATTGAAAAAATTGATTGGCAGTAGTATAATAACATCATGAACATATTAACATTAAATAATCAAAGTTTTAATCTCAATGAGATTCCGGAACAAGTAGAAGATCTAAGATTTTGTATACTGGATAACAGTAACTACAAAGAACCTGACTTCTTTTTTATACCTCTAATCTTTTTAGAAAGTTTTAATTCGCCGGCATTGGTATTGGAGATTGGTCCTAATAGAATTACTATGCCGGTGGATTGGCACATTCTGATCGGAGAGCCAGATCAAGGTGACCTTGAAGTTGTTCCATTGACTGCAGTTAATGATCGTGGATTTAATGCATTTACATTTAATCCGTTGAGTAGCTTCAGACCGGAATTTCAAAAGATCGAAGTAGTGGATATCTATCAAGACATGAAATGGTTTGTACCAAAGCTAAAACCGAATCAGTTGTTAACTGTTCCGTTGTCACATAATGAAAAACCTCAATGCGTATATTTTGTAAGAGATATAAGTAAACAGAGTGAAATAGTGAACTATAGTAAGATATGGTGATGTGATGAATGACCAACAATGGCTAAATCGTGTATATGTAGCGTATCAAATATATAAAGAAAAAAAGATCTATCATGAAAGGTCACTTGACGATTTCATGAGATACCTTTATCAACAATATGGTATAGTATATCCCGAAGATAAAAAAAATGAGCAAAAACAAATCTAATGATCGATTAAGTATTGTAAATGAAATGGCTCAACTCGATCTTAAGAATAGAGAATTTTATAACGAACTCGACGAACAAGAGCGTAAAAAATTCAGCAGTTTTTTAATGTTGCGATGGGGGTCAGCTGTATATGGTACTGCTGATATGCAAGCATACTATCTTAGAGCCATGAATGAAAATGTCAATCCAAACTTTTTTGATCTCAGTCGACATCCTAAATTACAATGGTTGTTATGTACCACAGTGAGTCCGGGATTGGGTATTCAAAAACATTGGTATCCAGCTGCTGGATCAAAGAAAAAATCTAATCCACTATTAAAATTTTTGTTATCGATTAGACCCAGTGATAAACTAGATGACTTAGAAGTATTAACACAGATCAATGATAAACAACATTTTAAAGATTTGGCAAGAAAGCATGGCTGGTCAGAAGACGAAATCAGAAAATTCTTCGATTAAGTTCTCTTGTCAATACTGCTCTAAAAGTTTCAGTAAGGAAACAACTTTAGCAGCTCACAATTGTGAGACAAAGCGTCGTATGAGTCAACGCGACGAAACCGGTGTACGACTGGGCTTGACCTGCTTCATAAAATTTTATAATTTAATCAATCCAACCAGCCAAACTAAAACCTATGAAGATTTTGTTGAAAGTCCGTACTATCTGGCATTTGTAAGATTTGGCAGATATCTAGTAGAAATTCGTGCTGTTGAACCCGAGCATTATTGTGATTGGCTACTAAAACACAATCACAAATTAGATCATTGGTGTAAGGATAGTCTATATGAAAAGTATCTATTACATCATTTACTGTCAGAGCCTGCTGCTCCGGCATTGGATCGAAGTATTGAAACAATGGCCGAATGGGCCGATGAAAATCAAGCTCGATACCAGGATTATTTTAAGTATGCCAGTAACAGTCGTATTTGTTTTGATATTCAACGTGGTAAAATTAGTGCTTGGGCAATTTATTGTTCTACCACCGGTAAAGATTTTTTGAATAGATTGAATGAAAAAGAACTAGAACAGATTTGGTCCTATATTGACAGTGATCGATGGACTAAAAATCTCGATGTTCGACATCTCGATTTTGTTTGGGCCGAAAACTTATTGGATCAAGCCGGTATATGAAAATTAAAGTAGGCGATATAGATATTGATGTAGCTGACCGTACATTGATCTTAAATCAAATCAAATATATTGCTGCTAGCATAAAGAAAATTGATCATCAATGGACTAAGCATAATACTGGTATACATATTACTGATATACCCATTCATCCGATATCCGAAATATCCAGTATTGATTATCAAGAAGCCGAACGTCGAGGATACATCAAAATTGATATTCTTAATAATAGTGTTTACACCTTGATAGAAAATAGGCAGCAACTAATTTCTCTAGCTAATCAAGAACCCGATTGGAGCAAACTTTTCAATTCGGATTTTTTTAGTCAAATTGTACATATAGGTAATCACTACAATTTATATCAAAAATTGTATGAACCTATCACTAAGTTAGAACATATGGCTATGTTTTTAGCATTGATACGTCCAGCAAAGCGTCACTTAGTGGGTCTATCCTGGGACAAAATCAATGAAACAATTTGGGAAAAATCTGAGGATGGTAGTTATGGGTTTAAAAAAAGTCATGCATTTAGTTATGCATTATTAGTATCTGTGCACATGAATCTATTAAGTTAAACCTTTTTAATCAGTGTAATACTACGTCTTTTGCTTCTTTTATTGCTCATTTCTTTAAGACTTACGTATGGGCCGTGTTTAATTACTACATCTTTGCTGTTTAATGTTTTAAGTACAAGTTTAAATTGTGCCCAATCCTGCTTAATAAACAAGTTTATAGGAATTTGGCGACTACTTTCCCACCACCATTCGTCGCCTAATCGTAAGAAATTTAGTTTTTGTTCTTGATTTTTTAGACTACCATAGTCGTAGATTGTGGTGACAATGTCATCCACATTCTGTATTATGCCAATAAATTCCGTCTTACCATAGGTTAGGTAAGTTAAAAAAGGATATTGATCTAGCAATATTTTATAATTAATTTCTGTCACGTATCAAATAAATAAACGAGCAGTATATTTACCTTCGAAAATCATACTAAACATAATTTGGATCATTATGCAATTTAACAGTGTTTATATCTACAAAAACAGAGTCAATGTTATAGCTGATATAGATCCTACTCTAAAAACAAGGAATAGAATCGTGTATGCCAGAACTATAAAAGCTCATAGGGGAACAGACAATCAAATTGTTTTTCATGTAAAAAACAGTGATCAAAAACCCATCAATCTTACTGGCTATACTGCCATGATGAGTATTGTCAACGATGATAATGTTAGTCAATTTGTTGAACTCACCGGAACTATAGTGGATGCAACTAAGGGAATTTTCAGTATCACCATACCCGAGACCACAATGGATTTATTGGATAAGCAACTATACAACTATTCAGTTAAAATGGTTGATATATCCAATCTTGAAGTGCCGGTTTATGTCGATGATTTTTTTGGTATTAGAGGTGAATTACAAATTCTCGATGGATACAACCCCAGTTATCAAACTAGTAAAGAGGTCACACTGACTAACATCAGTGCCACTGTTTTAGTAAGTTCGGCTGTATCGGGTAACTATCCCAGTGGCTACAATTTATTTCATACCTTTCAATTCTTCTTTAATAATTTTACCGGTACTATTACCCCACAAGTTACTACCGAACCTATTAGTTCATTGGTTGAAGATGATTGGATTAGTCAAACTCCAATAAGTTATAACGGACAAACTAATACTGATTACTTAACCATTGAGGGAACATTTAGTGCGCTAAGATTTAGAGTAAATGTCGGTTCGGGATCGGTGACTAAAATTTTAGCTCGCAGTTAAAATCGCTGGAGTTGATTATATAGTTTTTTTGTTGTATAATTGTCAAAGCAATTATGTCTAACATTATTCAACAAACTATTCTTGACGCTTGGCAAAGACAAAAAATCCGAACCAGCCCCAGTGGTTGGTTAAGTGGTAATGCGGTCTGCTGTCATCATCAAGGCCATAAACCTGACCGTCGTGGTCGAGGGGGAATGATAGTTAGTCCAGATGGAGCAATTAGTTATAGTTGCTTCAATTGTGGTTTTAGTGCTACATATCGGCCTGGTCGTGCTTTGTTTTATAAAATGCGTAAATTGCTAAATTGGCTTGGGGTAGACGAACAGACTATACGGTTTTTAATCTTAGAATCAATTCGCCTGAAAGATACTGTTGAAATTATAGACAATGTCAATCAACAAACAGCGGAATTTTCCAATAAAGAATTACCTGAAGGTGCAATGAGTTTTTCGGCGTGGGCAGATTATTGGGCGTTAAAAGGTGTTGATGAATGTCCAAGTAATTTTCTAGATGCTGTGGATTATGTGTGTAGTCGTGGTATAGACATGACTAAGTATGAATTTTATTGGACCAATGATCGTAAAAAAAATATTGATCATCGAGTTATTGTACCTTTTACGTATGAAAATAACATAATTGGGTACAGTGCAAGAAGTATAGTAAACTGGTTAAGTCCAAAATATTATATGGATACACAGCCAGGATACGTGTTTAATGTTGATTCTCAAACAAAATCAAGACAAACAGTAATTGTCTGCGAAGGGATTTTTGATGCGTTGAGTATAGATGGTGTGGCAGTTATGCATAACGAAATATCGGAATCGCAGGCCGATCTTGTTGATTCATTATCCAAGAATGTTATTGTAGTTCCAGACTGGGATGCCAGTGGTAAAAAACTAGTTGATCAAGCTATAGAATACAATTGGTCGGTTAGTTTTCCGGTTTGGAATGAAACTTGTAAAGATATTAATGATGCTGTGATGAAGTATGGTAAATTATTTGTACTCAAGACTATTCTTAATAGTACTGAATACAATAGTTTAAAAATAAAATTGTTGGCTAAAAAAACACGTTGGAATAATGCTTAAAGAATTTGGTATCGATATACAAAAGTTTTTTCTTGAGGTAATGCTCACTGATGCGAATTGCTATGTTCGTGTGCAAGGTATTTTTAATCCTGAGAATTTTGATCGTGGTCTAAGATCCGCAGCCACATTTTTACAAAGTCATACAGAAGAATATAAGACTATTCCGACCTTTCAACAAATAAGTGCAGTATCAGAACAAGATTTTGTTCGAATTGATGATCTCAATGACCAACATATTGAATGGTTTTTTGATGAATTTGAAAAGTTTAGTCGTCGACAAGAATTAGAGCGAGCTATCTTAAAGAGTGCAGATCTAATAGAAAAAGGTGAATATGATCCAGTAGAAAAATTAATTAAGGAAGCAGTGCAAATTGGATTGGTACGTGATATGGGAACAGACTATTTTGCTGATCCAAAAAGTCGACTGTCAGCATTAAGAAATCAAAATGGACAAGTAGCCACCGGGTGGCCCAGTTTAGATCGATTGTTGTATGGTGGATTTAACCGTGGCGAATTGGAAATTGTTGCAGCACAAAGTGGCGGTGGTAAAAGCTTGATCATGCAAAATCTTGCAGTAAATTGGTTAGAGCGTGGATTAAATGGTGCCTGTATTACACTAGAACTCAGTGAAGAATTGTATGCTATGCGTATTGATAGCATGATCTCGGGCATTGCCAGTAGAGAAATTTTTAAAGATTTAGATAATTTAGAATTGACAGTACGTATGGCTGCACGTAAGTATGGTAAATTTCAAATTAAATATATGCCAGCACAAACTACAGTTAATCAAGTACGTAGTTATATCAAAGAACTAATGGTCAAAACTGGGCGACCTTTGGACTTCCTATTAGTAGATTATTTGGATTTGCTAATGCCCAGCAGTGTTAAAGTCAACCCCAGTGATTTCTTTACTAAGGACAAATTTGTAGCTGAAGAATTGCGTAATCTAGCCAAAGAATACAAAATCGTATTATTAACCGCATCACAATTTAATCGAAGTGCACAGGAAGAAGTAGAATTTAATCATGCACATATCAGTGGTGGTATTAGTAAAATTAATACTTCGGATAACTTTATCGGAATTTACACTAGTAGAGCCATGCGTGAACGTGGACGATATCAATTACAATTATTAAAAACTCGAAACAGTAATGGTGTTGGTCAAAAAATTGATCTTGAATTTGATGTTGATACATTAAGAGTTACAGATAGCGGTGAGCAATCAGACAGTTCTATCAGTGATAGTGCAAAACAAATTTTAGATAAAATTAAAACTACCGGAAATGGTTCTTCTCCTACAGTGAATGGTGTAACTTCGCAAGCATCATCAACAAAATTAAAGCAATTATTAGGTCGTTTAGGTCAAAATAATAACATGACCTGAACTTGATTTCTAAATTGCTTATTAAATGGTAAATAAGTAGTATTGTTTCCGGAGAGCAATTTTGCAGAAAAAAACTCGCAGTATTCTAGACGAATTAGCTGATATCAGCACAAAACGTGGTGATGTTATGCAAATAACGGAAAATCGTGCAGTACATGTAATTCAAAGTGCTGTAAATTTATTACAATATCTTAAAGAAAATTTCGATCAAGATACTGCTGCGGATCTTGAAAAAAGATTATTAAACAGTATTCGTACCGGCGATAGTTCTAAATTTGTACGTGGTGTGCGAAAGGTAAAAAATGAAAATTAATGAAATTATTTTAGAAACGCAGGTTAGCGAAGGACCTATTGATTTTGTAAAAAAAGTTGGTGCCGGATTAAAAAGTTTTGCCAGTGGTGCCGGATATACCAGTGGATACCGGGCTAAACGTGCAGAAATACAACGTAAAGATGATTTAAAAACAAATGTAGATATAGCATTAGGAGAATGGACTAAAGCTCAGACTGCAATCGAAGGCAGTGGACGTACTGCTTCAGTAACTGATGTAGTGAATTGGGCTAAAAATTATTTCAAAAATTCTTCTATATCGTTGAGTGATTATGCCGACGATCAAGAACAATTTACAGTTACAGGATCACCTGCTAGTGTTGAATTAGCCGATGTCAAAGAGTGGTTAACACAACAATGGCAAAATAATTATGCCACTGCTGCCACCAAATCAACCACACCAAAACCAGAATTAGGTGAGCCTTTGCCAGCTCCGCCACCTCCGGGTGCAATGGTTAACACTAATTTAGGACAATTTAAGTATGATCCTAGTGGAAAATGGATTGAATCGGCTACTGGTAAAGATGCACCTACTGAATATATTAACAAATTAAATCAAATGTGGACTGAGCAATCAAAAATTAAGCCTGCTGTACAGTTTCCGGTTAAAGACATTCCATCATTGATGACTACTAATGCCGGAGAATTTAGTTATGCGACAAGAACAGGTACAGCAGGTAGTTGGTATCAAAATACCGGCGGTCGTGCTACACCAGTTACTAATCCTGCTCTAATACAAAGACTTAATGAATTAGCTAAAGAATTAAATCTAGGACAACCATCGGGACGACCATGAGTCAAAATGTCTTTAAAAACTTAGATGGAAGTTTAATTTGTCGTCGAATAAATCGCGACGAAATAATGCCCACCATTAAATGGTTAGAAAGTATCACTGGATTGGATTTTACTAAAGATCTAGCCGACGATGGATTACCTAAAAAATGGTTAGGAACCACTGGCAGAAAAAGTAGTAGTGGTGATTTAGATTTAAGTGTTTTCGAAGGAGATATTACCAAGGATCAATTAAAAGCCAATTTAGTTTCGTGGGCAAGATCGCAAGGTATTCCAGAATCTGATATTTTAAATGTAAAAAACAAGCGTGATGGTTTTATTGCCATGAGTGGTGATAGTGTGCATTTTCGTGCACCTATTATGAGCAATCCCAAATTGGGTTTTGTACAAACTGATTTTATGTTCACTTCAGATCCAGCATGGCAACAATTTAGTATGCGTGGAGAAACCGAGGGCAGTCAGTTTAAAGGTATGCATCGTCATATATTATTAGCTAGTATAGCTCGTGCTAGAGGGTTTAAGTATAGTTATAAGAATGCATTAGTTGATCCGGTGTCTGACCAAACTATTGAAAAAAATCCAAAAAAAATTGCTATAGCATTACTGGGATCTGGTGCAAGTGAAAAAGATATAAGTTCTATTAATAATATACTAGTAAAAATTAAAAATGATCCTGACTATGAAAAACTTGTAGCAGCAGCAAAAGATACATTTAACAAAGAAGGTATTATATTACCTGAGAATTTACAAATAGGTAGTGCACGTTGGTTTAGAAAACTTATGGATGATATAAGTAATGAAGAATTATTGTTAAACAAAAATCGTCCCACGATAGATCAAATAGCAAATAAATTTAGTATTTCGAAAGAATACATTAATATTCAATTAAAACGAGGTATAGCAGTTGAGTATGAACATACAAACGATCGCAGTACTGCAATAAAAATAGCATTAGATCATTTAGACGAAGACCCTGATTATTATGTTAAGTTAGCTAAAATTGAAAAAAGAAAATGAAAATACGTGATATAATTGTTGAGGGTGGTTGGGCAAGTTCCAAAACGCAAGGTACAATTATCACTCCCGAAATATTGGATAGTGTCGTAAAATATCTCAGTAAAGAGTTAGAACCCAAAATTAATCAATGGTTAACTGACCGTGGAGTACCAACTATTAAATTTGGTCGTCCAGTTGGTAGTGGGACTTACTATAAAAAACATTTAAAAACTCAGCCGGATAAAAGGTATGGAGACATTGATATTCAATACATCATACCACGTATAGAGAATAAAACCAATAATGAAAACAAACAATTTTATTATGATTTAGTTAAAAACTTTGGGGATCAAACTGGGTTTTTTGAAACTGCTAATGGAAAAAATATCACTCTCGATCTTGGATCCGATCGATATGCACAAGTTGATTTAGTTAGTTTATATGGTGATTTAGTAAGTTGGAATGATATTTTTAGTCCTCCCGAAGGCATTAAAGGAGTATTAAGTGCTAGTTTATATTCGTCGTTGGCCGAAGCATTAAATCTTAGTTTATCTGATTTAGGAACACAAGTTAAAGTTTCAAATGGACAAATTGTTCCATTTTCCAAGCAAAAAGACGTAGAAATTGTTACAATTAGCACAAATCCACAGCAGTGGGCTGTAGACATTGCTAAATACTTTGGTAGTACAAACTTTGATTCGTTACTTGTTCAGTATCCGGGACTAAAGGGGGAAGTAACTCTCGAACAGATAGTAGGATCAATTGTTGGTATAGCAAAAACTTTAGAATTAAACAATCGATTATCAGCCTCTGGCAACGCCTACGCCAGTGCCGAAGATCTACTAAAACGTATTCAAGTAATTTATTTGAGCAAAATTGATAAAGTAGTAAACTCAAGTAAGTTCGAAAAAGCTGTTTCCCCGGAAGCACAAAAATTAGCACAGGAGACTAAAGAATTGCTAAAGTCCAAAGGACGAGCTATTGCAGAGTTATTAACCAGTACTCTAAATGAAGGAATCAAGAGTAATCTGGCTCGGCTCGGCTTGATTGGTGGAATAGCATTAGGTGCAGCACACTATGGAAAAGATTTAAATTTACCCAGTAAAGATCAAATATTCGGAAAATCACCTATTGTACAAGATTATCCTGATGTACCCGCCGAATTACAAGTCCCCAAAAAGAAACTAGACCCAGTGGTACAATTTTTGCATACATTAGAACCAAATAATCTCAGGGATCTATTAGTTGATACTGCAGTAAGTACCGGAATGAAAGGATTGGAGTTAGCACAATTTATTGCTCAAACACATCACGAAACCGGGGCTTTTACTAAATTAATCGAAATAGGTACCGAGAGACAAATTACTAGAAATTATGATATAAGACACAATCCTGAATTGGCTCGTTCTTTAGGAAATACACGACCCGGCGATGGTTGGAAATATCGTGGTCGAGGATTTATACAATTAACTGGTAAAGCTAACTATGCGGCAGCGTCAAAAGAATTATTTGGTGATGACCGTTTAGTAAATAATCCTGATTTGGCCAGTGATCCTATAATTGCTGCTAATGTTGCGTTATGGTATTGGGGATGGCGTGTTAAACCTCGTGTTAATAACTTTGAGAATACTGCCGAAGTTACAAAACCGATAAATCCTAGTTTAAGAGGATTAACACAAAGAAAACAGTTATTCAATTTTTATCGAGGTGATGAGTCATGAAAGATTATTTCAAAAAATTAGTATCCTTTTCTCTAATTTATTTTGCTGCAATGGGAGCAGCACTAGGACAAAAAACACCACAGGGTGTTACTTATGATGCACAAATAATCAGAGTTAACGACGGTGATACAGTAGTTATCTCTGCTCCCTTTCTACCTGCCCCGCTCAAGCCCGAATTGGCAGTTAGAGTTTTTGGAGTCGATACACCCGAAAAAAACCATCTTGCTAAATGCGAATCAGAAAAACAACGAGGGTTGGCAGCAACAGAATTCACTAAAAAAGTGGTCAATCAAAGTCAGCAAAGACAGGTGGTACTATATGGGTGGGACAAATTCGGTGGTCGTGTACTTGGTGATATATTATTAAATGGGCAAAGTTTACGTGTTTTGTTAATTCAAAATGGATTTGCTCGTGAGTATTATGGTGAGGCTAAAACTAGCTGGTGTTAAATTATGCAAATAACCGAGATAACAAATAAAGGTTGGATTTTAACAGAATCGGTAAGAATACCGCATCCCGAGGATGATGTTTTCCTACTAGGTATACCCGGTATAAAGAAAACAATAGCTAGACTAAAACAAGTAGTGGCAAATTCAAAACCATTGACTGAAAAGTTTGATGGCAAACCTGCTGTTATGTTTGGTCGTAACGAACAGGGTCTACTAATGTTTACTGATAAGCCTAGATTTGTGGCTAAAACCTATAATGGTCGTGCACTAAGTCCTGACCAGTTACGAGATGTATTAATGGGACGAGCCAAGGAAGGCACCGATATGGAATTACGTGCGTTGTATGCTGATACAATGGCTGGTCTTTGGCCCGTGTTTGAAGCTGCGATACCAAAAAACTTTAGAGGTTATATTTGGGGAGATTTGATGTGGCCTCAAAAACCTGCACTAGTAAATGATCGTTATGTATTTGAACCAAATACAGTTCGATACAGTGTTGAAAAAAATAGTCCTTTTGGTAAACAAATTGCTAACAGTCAAGTTGGTGTAGCAGTACATCATTTTTATCCGTTAGGCAGTGAAGATCCACAATTATTAACAAAACTTCCTAACTATAATGAAAATTCAGGATTATTATTATTTTTGCCCAATATTCCTATACCACCTAAATTAGCGTTGGATAATAAAAGATTGGATAGAGTAAATTCAGTCACTGATCAAAATAGTTCGGCTATCAATGCTTTATTAAATCCTACAGTATTAAGACAGTTAGAAATATCAGATTTTTCTGATCTTATGATACAATTTGTAAATTTTCAAGCAGCTCAACCGGATGCTTTTTCGGGCGATATGGTACAGAGTTTTGTTGAATGGGTAACAACTAACACAGACAAATTACGTATCAGTGATACCAAGAGAGAACACATAATGGATCATTTAGAAGCACATCAAAATGCATTTGTTGTTCTGCTTGATATCTTTTTCGAATTAATGTTTATTAAGGATAGTCTAATACAGCAAGCCGACACTGATTCTACTGGTATTATAAAAAATAAAGGTGACAATCCCGGTGGCGAAGGTTATGTTTATACCACTGATAAGGATCAATTCAAGTTGGTTAATCGCGCTGAATTTAGTGGTGAAAACTTTAGACGAAATAGACCTAAATGAAATTAGAATTTCTAGATAGTTTAACCGAGTCGAGAATGTTTAAAAATTCTCGAGATTTCAGTTCTATGAGTAATAGAACTTTAGCTAATATATCAATGATAGCTATTATTATTTGTACAATATATCGACAAAATTCGTTTGTGCGAAATTATTTGGAAAATACCATAGGATTTGGAGATTTTGATTTTGTTCGAAGTAGTTCTACTGATCTAGCTAATGTTATTTCTGTACTGAAAAATTTTAAAGAGTATAAAATTTTAATTGCCAATGACGGAATAAGTTTTCCTATTTTACAATTTAAAAGTTTTGCTCGTGGAATTATAAATGGTGACTTGTCTGAAGCTGATTACCGAAGATATCTATATGCATTTGAAGGATTTTTGAAAATAAATGATGGTATTATTCGTAATGCTCGGCGATTTGCCTATGATTGGGAACAACTTGATAGAGTACAGCGAGATGCTATACAACGATATTTTGTAAATTATCTAAATAGTCATGCCTATACTATGGATTTAACTGTTTGGTATAAAAAAGAAATATAACATTCTTAATATCGACCCTGATTTTTTTCATTTGGTATAAATATTATTATGCAACAATGTTTGCAGAATATTAAGGAGATTTAAAATGGCAGAACTAACACGAGTTAATGGTACCGCAGGTTCAGCAGGTGCTCTAAACGGTAATGAATCACAATCCGCTAAAGGTACACCAGTTGCTTGGACACTGGGTGCAGCACAACTAGGGCAGAGTGTTGTATTTTATAAAGTTGAACTCATTGATGCAGCTTCAGCTCAAGTTGCACTAACCAACGAAGATGACACCCCCAATGAACTACTAGAGGTTGTTCTTCGTCAGCTTCCTTCAGTACTAGCATTCCATGCAGTTGCCGCAACTGGTATTATCCATGTTTGCTGCGACGGTCATGCTGCTCCTGCTGCTTCTAAGCTACAGACAGCTATCCAGGGCCTTGGTACTTCGGTTGGTGTTAACGGTGCAGACATCAGTCTTTCAACTGTTACACTAGGAACCAGCTTTGTAGTAGCCTAATTAACCATAATATGGTTATTAAAAAGGACCTTCGGGTCCTTTTTCTTTGACCGCAAGTACAATTCATAAATTAATACATGCATTTCTATGTAATTTGTACTCTATTTGATATAACTAAAACAAATGTAATTTCATATCGAGAAGGTATTGATAGTTTACATCAGCGAAATCAACAACGTAACTGGCAAGTTGTTTCCCAATTACTTCAGTATCGGTCACAACCTTTGTTAATTTTAGAACCGATTAAAATTAGTAATGATCTTAAGTTTTATTCGTTTGACAAAAAGTATCAAGGAATTCATAGTATTTGGCATAGTGTTTATGCGGTAGCACAGGAAGATCTATACACAATAGATCATGATTCATTTTACTATCTTCGAAAAAATTTTGATAAAGTTCCTATAATATCTGGGCTAGATGAAACAATTAAGTTAGAAAACAGTATTATAGATACTGAATATTGTCCTAATATTTGTTTTTACAATGAAAAATCTTGGGGTGGACAAATTCAAATTGATTTCGAAAGTTTAAAAAATACTATCGATAATAAATAGTCTTGTTGAGGATTCTTTATGATCACCACTGATATAGAAAAGAAAAGTTTGGAGGCACATGTGGAGCTTTGCGCTGAACGATATAAAAATTTAGATGGGAAATTAGATTCTGTTGATAATCGTGTTTCCATTGTTGAACAAAAACTCGAAACTAAAATGAATTCTGTTGAGCAAGTTCTTGACGAAATCAAGGGTATGATTGTCAGTATGCAACAGAATAGAAATAAACAATTAATTAATTGGGGAGTCGGAATAATCGGTACTTTAATAGGTACGATTTCTTTTTTGGTTTGGCATTTAATCAACAAATAATCCCTATGAGAGTATTAGAATTATTTGATTCGCCGAACATTGTTTTAAATAACGAAGAATCAGAATTGTTGGAATTTCTTAATGTTCATCAAACTGTAACAAAGAGAGATCTTAGTCCTAGACAACTATACTTAATTGACGGTTTAATTAATAAAAATTTAGTTATAAGAAAAAGAATTGATGGAAACATTGCCTATTCAATCTCGTCAAGAGTTTGATTTTATTATTAATCAAGCCGGTCAATAC